CCGACCGCGGCCAGTGCGCTGCCGGACGACCAGCACCCGGACCTGAGCGGCGTCCAGGAAAGCTGGGTCCGCCACCTGGAGGCCCTGATCGGGTCCTGGGTGGCGATCAGCGCGGCTCAGAAAGAGGAACTGCTGGACCAGCTGCACCGGATCGTGTCCAGCGGGACCACCGATGACCTGCTGACGCTGCACGCGGCCAGCGCGGCTGGAGCGGTGGCGCTTCAGCAGGCGATGATCCAGGTTGGCGGTGAGGCTGCTGCGCACGTGGTCACCGAGGCAGCCGACCAGGGCCAGACGATCCACCCGGTACCGCCCCGGGCCGAGGGCCTGGCCGATATCGCGATCACGGTCGCCGGCCTGCTCGCCGCCGGGCTGGGGTTCAGCGCGACCAGGGAAGCGCTGCGGGTCTGGAACAAGGCGGACACCGCCGACGCCGTGGTGACCAAGGTCAGGGCCGCTCTGGACGCCCTGACCGACGCCCAGCCGAAAGCCCTGCTCGGCGCCGCGCTCACGCAAGCGCAGCGCCAGGGCCGCATGAACACCCTGCTCGCCGCCCCCACTACCGCCTGGTACGCGAGCGAGCAGCTGGACAGCAATACCTGTGAGCCGTGCCGGCGCGTCAATGGCAAGTGGCTCGGCAACAGCATCATCGAGAATGTGAACCGCTTGTACCCCACGGGCGGATATCTTGACTGCAAGGGCCGCGATCGGTGCAGGGGCATGGTGGTCGGAATCTGGCGACCGGAACAGGTAGGCGACAAATGAGCGCGTTTCACGTGGAACGTCCGCGTATCTGGAACGGCCCGGCACCGGTAGACCGGCTCGGCCGTACCGCCCCGGTCAAGGACCAGCACTGGTACTCGATTCAGAACCTGGGCGGCAACGCAGCCGATGTCTGGATCTACGCCGAGATCGGTGCCTGGGGCATCACCGCTGAAGGCTTCGTCAGCGAGCTCGCACAGCTGAACGTCGCTGACATCTCGGTGCACCTGAACTCGCCGGGCGGGGATGTTTTCGACGGCATCGCGATCATGAACGCGCTACGGGATCACCCGGCCAAGGTCACCGTGTGCGTGGATGCGCTCGCTGCTTCGATCGCTTCAGTGATCGCTCAGGCCGGTGACCACGTCATCATGGGTCGCAACTCCATGATGATGATCCACAACGCGTCCGGCTTCTCCATGGGTGAGGCCGCCGACCTGCGCAAGATGGCCGATCTGCTCGACCAGACCACGGCCAACATCGCCGACGTCTACGCCCAGCGTGCCGGCGGCAAGTCGGCAGACTGGCTGGCGCTGATGGCGGACGAAACCTGGTTCGGCGCTGATGAAGCGGTTGCCGCCGGGCTCGCCGATGAAGTGGCGCCGCTCCCGGCCGAGCGCAGCGCCCACCGGCAGGCCGCCAGTTTCGATCTGTCCGTGTTCAATAAGGCACCTGACAAGCTGCCCGACGTCGATTCTTCGGCCCCAAACCCTCAAGCTCTACCTGAGGGTGAGACCCCGGACGACGTGCTTGAGCCCGGGCCGATCGCCTGGGATCCGGCGGCGTTCCGGGCGAGCATGGCTGAGGCCCAGCCCAAGCCGATTCCGTGGAACCCGAGCCTGTTCAAGGCAGCAGTGTCCCTAGTGACCAACGACGCACCGGCCCCGGCCGACGTCCCCCACACGCCCGAGCCGGAACCGGTTCCGGGGTTCGACCCGAACACGTTCGCTCAGGCGATCAGAGAGGCAAGACGATGACCGATCAGTCCACCGTGCAGCCATTTCACCTGGCGCGCCTGCGCGCCATGGGTATCGATCCGGAGAAGATCGGCCGGCCCCAGAACGGTCCGGCCCTGACCCTCAAGGACCTTGGCCCGATCCCGACGTCCGAGGCGGACCTCGAGAACTGGCTCGGCGACCAGGCCAAGATGACCGTCCTGGCCACCCAGGGTGGCCAGGCGTTCGGCGAGTTCATCACGAACTACGCCCGGGCCCGGGCCGACAAGGACATGACCATTGCCGCGCAGGTGCGCGAGCAGACTCAGGTGGTGCTCGCCGAGTGGTTGCAGAACCAGGCGAACAACCCGGACGCCGAGGGTTACGTCGCCCGGCCGCAGCGCCTGAACCTCACGCCCGAGGCGGTGATGAGCGAGTCCCGGATCAGCCGGGCCGGCGGCCTGTACAACCCCAAGGCTATGGGCGCCAAGATCGACAAGGATTACGCCACCGCGTCGGACTTTTTTACGACCATCTGGCACAACGCCAACCGCACCGTGGCCAACCAAGACAAGCTGGCCCGGCTGCGGAACGCGTTCGACTCCACCGTGCCGTCCGAGGGCGGGTTCCTGATCCCGGAGACGCTGCGCTCGGAACTGCTGCGGGTGGCGCTGGAGACCGGCATCGTCCGCGGCCGGGCCCGGGTCATCCCCATGGAGACGCTGCGGGTGCCGTTCCCCGCGATCGACGCGACCAGCAACGTCAGCTCGGTCTACGGCGGCATCGTCGGCTACTGGACCGAGGAAGGCGCCGCGCTCACCGAGTCGCAGGCCAGCTTCGGCCGCATCCTGCTGGACGCCAAGAAACTCACCGCCTACACGACGGTGCCGAACGAACTGCTGGCCGACTCGATCAGCAGTTTCGATGCGTTCATCGGCCAGATCTTCCCTGAGGCCCTGTCGTTCTACGAAGACATCGCCTTTCTCAAGGGCTCCGGCGTCGGTGAGCCGCTGGGCTCGCTGGCCGCCGGTAACACCTCGATCGTCACCGTGACCAAGGAAACCGGCCAGGCGACCGGAACCATCGTCTGGGAGAACATCGTCAAGATGTTCGCCCGGATGCTGCCCGGCTCGCTCGACCGGGCGGTGTGGGTCTGCTCGATCGACACATTCCCGGAGCTGGCCACCATGGCGCTCTCCGTCGGCACCGGCGGCTCGGCCATCTGGCTGAACAACGGTGCGGCCGGTCCGCCGATGACGATCCTGGGCCGGCCCGTGGTCTTCACCGAGAAGGCCCCCGGCCTGCTCGGCGCCCAGGGCGACATCTCGTTCGTGGATTTTGGCTACTACCTGATCGGTGACCGCCAGGTCATGTCCGCGATGTCGAGCCCACATTTCAAGTTCGGCAACGACCAGACCGCCTACCGGATCATCGAGCGGCTCGACGGCCGGCCGTGGTTGCAGTCGGCCATCACCCCGCAGAACAACGGCCCGACGCTCTCCCCGTTCGTCCAGCTGGCCGTTCGGTAGCCTGGTCCCAGGGCCGCACCGCACCAGCTGTCCGGCGCGGCCCCGGGTTCCGCTGTAGCTCAATTGGCAGAGCGCTGCAATCACCTGGTCGCCAGGCTCTTGCAGCGGTCCGGGTTCGATCCCCGGTAGCGGAGCGAGCACGACGGACCGGGCAGTGACGCCCCCGGAGCATCCGCCCAGTCAAGCAGGAAGGCACTGCAATGGAAGGTCTCGGCTATCAGTTCAACGTCGCCCCGATCGCATCGGGTGCGGCGGTGAACCTGCGCAAGGCCCGCGGGGTGACGTTCATCTGCACCGGCAATGACACGTTCACCCTGACCGCCAGCGCCACGTTCACGGGGTCGTACGCCACCCCTGGCAACATCGTGACGCGTACCTACACCAACACCTCGACCGACGGCACCGCCGCTTGGGTCAAGGTCACCCAGGCGGCCAGCAACGCCGTCACGATTTCCTCGGGCACGGTGGCCTTCTACGTCGACGGTGCTTCCCTGCCGGACGGCATCGTGTTCGTGAAGTGCACCAAGGGCTCCGCCGGCCTGGTGACCGCTGTCCTGGGCGAGCTCTACTCCCAGCGTCAGGCCGCCAACCTGCCCGCGATCAGCGCAGCGTAAGGGGTCGACGGATGAGCACCCAGTACAAGAACGTTGCGATCCGATCCACGGTCTTGGGCGCGTTCGTCCAGGGCGCGGCCAAGACCGTGCCGCAGAACGCCACACAGACGGTGTTCACGGTCACGGGTGGCCGGATCCTGATCACCGCGATGTACGGCCTGGTGTCGACGGTGATTGCCGGCACCACGCCGGCGGCCAAGTACATCGCCACGCCGACCACGGGCACTCTGAACGACATGTGCACCACGCTGGCCATCACGTCCGATGAGGTGGGCATGATGTGGCAGTTGCCGAGCGCGGTCGGCTCGGCGCTGATCGGTGCGGCCAGCACCGGCAAGTCGGGCTCGGTGTCCGGCAACACCGGTGGTCTCTGCGGTCAGATCGTGGCGCCCGGAACGATCGGGTTCAACGTGAGCGCGGCGGACGCTACCGGCGCCGTGATCCACACCCTGCTCTACGTCCCGCTCGACGTCGGCGCGTCGGTCGCGGCGAACTGATGAGCGCCCTGGTCAAGCCGGTTTTCGCGACGTTCAACGCCGCGCAGCCGACCACCGCCGCAATCGTGGCGGTCACGACCGGCACGGCGGTGAAAACCATGCTCCAGATCAAGGCGCCGGCCGCGGCCGGCATGGTGATCGAGGGGTGGGGTTTCAGCTGGGACTCGGCGGTCGGCGCGTCGTCGGTGGTCGAGCTGCTGACCACCGACGTGGCCGCCACGGTGACCGCACACGTGGCCTCTGGCGTGCTCAGCTACGGCAAGGCCGCCGCGGTCTCCACCGTCCAGCTGGGCACGTCGGCGACCGGGTACACGGCGTCAGCCGAGGGCACCGTGGCCGCGGCCAAGGTGTTCGACGCCGTGATGATCGGCACCACCACGGCGGTCGAGCCGTTCAGCCGGACATTCGCCGACCGCGAGCGCCCCTATCTGCCGGCCGGATCGTTCCTGCGGGTACGGGCCACGGTCGGCACCACCGCGACGAACCTGCTGTGCTGGGTCCGCTGGCACGAAGGGGAGTAGCGCGGTGGCGACGCGTACCGCCTGGGGGCACGATGGCAGCACGAGGTGTTTCTACGCCGTCCGGCTGACGTCGTGCCCCCGCCACCCCGGTACCGAACTGAGAGAGGTTCCCATGCCCAAGATCACCCGCAACGGTGGGCCGACGAACTACGGTCTGACCGATCGTGACGCCGGTTTCATCGAGCCGGAGCTGACACCGCCGGCCGACTGGGTCCGCCCGCAGAACCAGGCGGACGCCGAGGACAGCGCGGTGGTCGAGCGCTCGGAGCCGTCCGAGGCCGAGGCCGAGCATCAGGAACGGGCAGCGCGGATGCACACCCTTCCTGACGAGATGCCTGAGGCCAAGCGCACCACCAAGGCCAAGGCCAAGCCGGGGCCGGCCCGTACGTCGTGAGCTGGTACCAGCTGCTAGCGATGCAGGCCGAGGCGGCAGATGCCCGCCTGGCTCCGCTGGTGGCCTGCCCGAACGACGGTGAGCCGCTACGGACCGGGCCGGACGGCCAGCTCTACTGCCCGTTCGACGGCGAGCGGTTCGCCGCCGGGGCGTTGGCCGAGAACCCGTACCAGTGACCTGACTTATTTTAGTTGATAGGTCAAGTAGATAGTGATCAAGGAAACGCCCCCGGCCGGAAGCCGGGGGCGTTTCGTCTACCTGCTCGGATAACACCTTGAGGTGCACACGTGCCCTTGACCGCCGTGGGGCACCATCGCCACCGCGTAGCTCGTGCCCGAGGCCAGCTCCTGCCACAGTTCAGCCGACCGGCGAACTCGGTCCTGCCCGTAGCGTGAGCCCACTACGTGGCCCCTGGTCCACCCGTAGGCGTACCCGATGCCGATGCCACAGATGCAGCCGACCGACATACCGGCCAGGACCACCAGCAGGCTCACTCAGGCTCCCATGTCGTACAGGGCCCTGCTGAACAGCTCGAGCTTTTCCTCCGCCTGGGTCAAGGCCAGGACCGCGTCATCACCAGCCGCCATTGCTGATTGGGCGGCGGTGAAGAACAGGCCCGAATTCTTGCCGAACCCTTTCTCAGCGGCCCACTTCACCGTTTCCTCGGTGAAGCCACGGGCCGTGGTCATTCCGGTGATGAAGATCTTCAGCTGCTCGCGGCAGTGCTCGACCGCCGCTCGCTGTTCGGCGGCGAGTCCGTCCAGCTGCGCCATCAGGAGATGGCCGTCAGGTGCTCTTGCAGGTACTCCGCCTCTACGCCGAGGCCGGCCACCAGACCGGCCACGACGTCCGCTTTCTCGGAGCTGGCCAGCACCGTCCTGAAGACCTCCGACTCGGTGCCGATGAGCTCGGCCATCGTGGCTTGAGTCCCGTCGGCCCACTCCTTGACTTCCTGGACCAGCGTGCCTACCTCGCCGATCTTCGTGATCACGTCCGCGATCAGTTCCTTGCACTCGTCGATGTTCTGAGCCATGTGGAAACCCCGTCCTGTGTTGGTGTGAGCGTTCAGCCTATCACCGATCTGTCTTAACTTGGCCGTACTTAACACTGGGGCCGAGCCGGACTTAATTTAGTTGATAACGCAAGTTACCTAGCTGACTTAATTTAGTTGAAGTAGCAAGTAATTCCAGGCAGAAGGAAAGGCCCCTCCCGGGGCCCTGTCCTTCAGAAGTTCTCGGCGACGTAAGCCTTGAAAGCGGCGATGCTCTTGGTGGCGAGGAAGATCTTCATCGCCTTGATGTCGCTGCTGTTGTTCATCCTCTGGCGGAGATTGGTCTCGCTCCGGATGGCCTGCACCAGGGGGAGAAGCTCGGCGTCGGTGGCTCCGGCCTTTACTGCCTGCGCTGCCCGGACGATGTACTTGGTCATTTTCTTGCCTTTCTGTTGGTGTCCCTCTTCCTTATACTATAATTATAGCAAGCCTGTCTCTACTTGTCTACACTTTCCTGCCCAATTACCAAGATTCTTTAGGCGGGTCTACTTGCAATGGCAACTAAATTAAGCCTGCCCTGGCCCGTGAATTCATCCAGCTGAGGGATTGACAAGTTGAGACAAGTAGCGACATACTAGAGCTATGACAACGACACAGAGCACCACCGCAGACACCACGCCGATCATCGTGGGGGACTTGGAGCTAGGAGACAAGATCGCTAACTGGGCCGGCAAGGTCGCCACCATCACCCGGATTACTCGCCGGGACCAGTGGATGGACTTCACTCTGGCGGTGCCGGTCACTCAGGGAGTGCACGCCGGGACCACGGAGCTGGAGTCCTGCTCCAGGCTCCGGGCCAGCTGGACCGAGCTGCACCACTAACCACCGCCCGACCACGCGCCCCGCTACGGCGGGGCGTTCGTCGTTTTGCCAGCCGGTCGTAAAACTTGAGTTATCAACTAAAATAAGTCGGTACTGATCACCGAGCCCGCCGTGCCGTACGCTGACCTCAGGACCATCCGAAAGCAGAGGGCCCGTTTGATGCTGAGTCATGCCACGTATTGCACCAGGGAAGACGTCCTGTCGACCTTGCAGCAGCTGGCGCAACCGCGCGCCTACCCTCAGATCGATCGGGCCATCGAGACCGCCACCGAGAACATCGACCAACGGTGCAACCGGACCTTCCTGCCCTACACAGCTCAGCTCTACTTCGACTGGCCCGACCGCAGCAGCTCAGCCCGCAGCTGGCGCCTGTGGCTGGACGCCAACGAGCTCATCTCGGCCACGACGGTGACGTCCGGCGGCACGGCGATCACCAGCTACCTGCTCGAGCCACAGAAGTATGGCCCGCCGTACACCCACCTGGAGATCGACCTGCGCAGCAGCCAGGGGTTCAGCGCCGGGCCCAGCGAGCAGCGCGCCATCTCGATCACCGGCCTGTGGGGATACGCGGACACCACCCAGGCCGCCGGCGCGTTGTCCGGCGCCGTGGTCTCGACGTCGGCCACCGCGCTCACGGTCTCTGACGGCTCGCTGGTCGGTGTCGGCGACCTGCTGCTGATTGACACCGAGCGCCTGGTGATAACAGGCCGCTCCCAGGTCAGCACCGGCCAGACGCTCCAGACTCCGCTCACCGCCAGCGCGGCCGGCACCAGCGTGGTGGTCACGACCGGCTCGGCCTACCACGTCGGGGAAACGATCCTGCTGGACGCCGAGGCAATGGCGATTGTCGACATTGCGGGTAACACGCTGCTGGTCGAGCGGTCGGTCAACGGCACCGTGCTGGCCACGCACACCGGCTCGACGATCTACTCGCCCCGCACTCTGAGCGTGATCCGGGGCGCGAACGGCTCGACCGCGGCCACGCACCTGGACGCCGCGGCGATCCGCCGTAACACCGTGCCCAGTCAGATTCGATCCCTGGCGGTGGCCGAGTCGCTGGTCGAGGTGCAGCAGGGCCTTGCCGGTTACGCCCGGACGGCCGGTAGCGGTGACAACGCCCGCACGATCGGCTCCGGCCCGGGGCTGAACGATCTTCGCGACCAGGTCGGGGGCCTGATCCGCTCCGCCCGGATCAGGGCTGTCTGATGGTGGACTCGACGGTGCATTTCAGCGGCCCCCTGTTCGACGCCCGGTTCGACGCGGCGATGTCGGACATCGTCGATCAGGCTCAGGTGCTGGTCGCCGGGGCGGTGCTGGAGCGGGTGCATTTCTTCCTGGACGGATCGATCAAGCACCCGACGCCCTACTACGAAACCCAGATCACTCAGCAGCACCGCGGGGCGTTCGTGGTGGTGCACGATCGCGGGATCGTCTACGGACCGTGGCTCGAGGGCACCAGCTCACGCAACGCCACGACGCGTTTCAAGGGGTACGCCTCGTTCCGCAAGGCGACCCAGGTCGCCCAGAAGCTGGCACCGGCCATCGTGGCCCGTGTCGTCGCGCGCAACCTGGGCCGGCTGGGATGACCGCGCTCAACGTGATCGGGCTGCGGGACACCCTGCTGAGCCACGCGCTGGCTTCCGGCCTGTTCGACAACGTGGCCGGTCACGAACCTAAGGCCTCCCCCGGCAACGGGGTGTACGCGGCGCTCTGGGTCCAGGAGATCGGCGTGGCCGCGGGGCGCTCCGGCCTGACCGCCACCGCGATCCGGGTCGAGTACTCGATCCGGATCGGGACCAACATGCTCGGCGAGCGGCAAGACGACATCGACCCCGCCGTGATGGTCGCCGCCGCGAGCCTGGTCCTGGCCTACAGCGGAGATTTCCAGCTCGGCGGGTTCGCGGACCAGGTCGACTTATTGGGCGCCTACGGGGCGCCCCTGGCCGCCCGGGCGGGATATCTGAATCAGGACGGTGTGCTGTACCGGGTCATGGTGGTCACCGTTCCTGTCATCGTCGATGACGTCTTTACCCAGACCCCTTAGGAGACAACCACTATGGCTAAGAGTTCCGGGCTAGGCGACCGGCTGTTCGTCAGCGGATATGACGTCTCCGGCGACATCGGTTCGTTGTCGAACGTGCACGGTGGTCCGGCCACGCTCGATGTCACCGGTATCACCAGCTCGGCGTATGAGCGGCTCGGCGGGCTGCGGGACGGCGGGCTCGGCTTCTCCGCATTCTTCAACGACTCGGCCAACCAGGCTCACTCCCGGCTGAAACTGCTGCCGACCGCCGACCAGATCGTGACCTACTTCCGCGGCACCACCCAGGGCAATGCCGCCGCCAGCCACATCGCCAAGCAGATCAACTACGACCCGCAGCGCGGCTCGGACGGCTCGCTGATTTTCAACGTCGATACCCAGGCGAATGGGTTCGGGCTGGAATGGGGACTTCAGCTGACAGCCGGCCAGCGCACCGACACCACCGCGACGTCGCCGGCGACCGGGCTCGACACCTTGGCCAGCGCAGCGTTCGGCCTACAGGCCTGGCTGCACGTGTTCGCTTTCACCGGTACCAGTGTCACGGTCACGCTCCAGGACTCGGCCGACAACTCGACGTTCGCCGCGATCGGAGGCGGTGTCTCATTCACCGCCGCGACCGGCATCACCAGCCAGCGAATCGCCACCGCCAACACCCAGACGATCCGCCGGTACGTTCGGGCGATCACTACGGGCACCTTCAGTAACGCCGTGTTCGCCGTCCAGGTGTCGAAGAATGACACGGCTGGAATTACATTCTGATGGTGTTCCGGATCGAACCTCAGGGACCGGCGGCGGCCTATCAGACGTTCGCGATCCGCCGGCCACGGGCGCCCGACGCCTGGGTGCCGGCCACGTGCGAGGACATCGACTGCGAGGCCTGGCGGCTCGGCTGGATCACGCGGGTACCGGTCGCCAACCAGGCGATGGTTTCCGCTGTGCTGGGTAGCGGGCGACCGTATACCGAGACCACGGCTGTCGACCAGGCCGAGCGAGAGTTTCTGTTCCCGCCCGGCACGCCGTGTTTCAAGGCGTCCACGCACCGCCAGTTGCGCCGTCCCGACATCCCGGACCTGTTCGTCGTCCGGGCGGGGGACTGGCGGGGGAACCCGACCGGCGAGCGGCGCGTCCACACCCGGCCTGAGGACTGGGCCGAGCATTTCCAGGAAGCGACCGTTTCGGCCGCACAGCAGATTGAGAAGGGGTAGACGATGGCCAAGACTTCAGGCCTCGGATTGACCGCTCTGTCGGTGGACGACTCCGCCGGCACGGTGCGCGATATCCGTACCGGCGTGAGTGATTTTCAGTTCGCCGTTCCGCGCGCGGTGCAGGATGTGACCGGCGTCGACAAGAGCGCGATCGAGCGCTTGCTGCTGCTGGCCGACTTCTCGGTGACGCTGAACGGCGTCGGTTTCCAGGACGACGCTTCAACCGGTTTTCACACCGTATTCAAGACGGTGCCGAGCACCTCGGTTCAGCGCACCGTCACCATCACCATCACGGGTTCGGTCGGCGCCAACACGATGGCGACCGAATGCCTGTTCACCGACTACGCCCTTACGCGGGGCGCCGACGGGGCAATCACCACCACCGCCCCGGGCGTTCTGGCCAACGGCGCCGTTCCGACCTGGGCCTAGGACAATGGGATTCACGCCGCCGTCCAAGATCTACGTTCTGCAATTCGAGCAGTACGAGGGACTCGAGGTCAAGGTGTCCGGCACCAGCGCCGGCGGTTACCTCGATCTGGTTGGGCTGGTCGATACGGCCTCAGCCGACATCGGCAAGGCCCGGCCGCTGCTCGAGCTGTTCGCTCAGTGCCTGCGGTCCTGGAACATCGAGGACGAAGACGGCCGGCCGGTACCGCAGACGATCGAGGGCCTGCTCTCGCTCGAGCTCGATTTCGTGCTCGAGCTGGCCGGCGCCTGGACAGATGCGATCGCCGGGGTGAGCGCCGATTTAAAAGAGCGGTCGAACTCTGGAATGCCGTCCCTGGTGGAGTCGATTCCCATGGAAACGTTGTCGGGCTCCCAAGCGAGCTAGCACGGGCCCGAACCGTGATCGGGCTGTGCGAGCGGTTCGGGTGCCTGCCCAGTCAGCTGTACGCCGAGGACGCCGAGATTTTCCGCATGCTGAAACTGGTTGACCTGGGCACGGTGCCGGACGAAGGAGGTGAGCAGTAGTGGCCAACGAAGTGGACGTCATCGTTCGGGTGCAGGACCGGACCCGGGCCGGCGCCTCAAGCTCCGAGCGCAACGTGCGTGAGTCGGCCGAGCGCTCCGGCACCGCCATGGGGAAGTTCGCCGAGAAAGCCAAGGTCGGCGGGCTGCTGGTCGGCGCCGCGCTGCTGAAGATCGGTTCGGATGCCGTCAGCGCGGCCAGCGACGCTCAGCAGTCGCTGGGCGGTACCCAGGCGGTGTTCGGCAAGTACGCGGACGCCGTAGTGGCCAAGTCCGGCAAGGCAGCCGAGGCGGTGGGCCTGAGCGCCAACCAGTACCGCGAGAGCGCCAATATCGTGGGTTCGCTGTTCAAGGGTCAGGGGGTCGCGGCTGACCAGCTGGCCGGCAAGACGGACAACCTGATCAAGATGGGCGCCGACCTGTCGGCGACCTACGGCGGCACCGCGGCCGATGCGGTGGAGGCCCTGACGTCGGCATACAAGGGCGAGTTCGATCCGATCGAGCGGTACGGCGTTTCGCTCAGTGCTGCCAAGATCACCACCGAGGCGTTCGCGGTAGCGAACGTCAAGAGTCAGGCCGCATTCGCCAAACTGTCTCCCGCCCAGCAAACAGCGGCCAAGCAGCAGGCGACAACCAATCTGCTGCTGAAAGCCGGCAAGGATGCCACGGGTCAGTTCCAGGCGCAGACCGGAACGCTGGCCGAGCAGACCCAGATTCTGAAAGCCAAGTACACAGACCTGTCGGCCCAGCTGGGCGCGAAGCTGATCCCGATCATCACCAAGCTCCTGGAGAAAGGAATCAAGCTCACGGGATGGCTGGAGAAGAACCCGGCCGTGGCCGAGGCCGCGGCGGTGGCGGTGGCCGCGCTCGCCGCCGGGTTCGTCGCGCTCGGCGTGGCAATGCTGGCAAACCCGGTTTCCTTGACGGTGGCCGGTCTGGTCCTGCTCGGTGCCGGCCTGGTCGCCGCATACAAGAAATCGGAAAAATTCCGGAACGTCGTCAACGCGGCTTTCAAGACGGTGTCCAAGGTCGTGCTGGCCCAGGTAGACATCATTCTCGGCGTTTTCGAGGGACTGTTCACGGTGCTCGGTCACCTCCCCGGGAAAGCCGGGGCGCCTTTCCGGGCGGTGGCCAAGGCGATCAAGGCGACCAGGGGCGAGGTTCACCGGCTCCAGGATGCCGTCAACGGGCTGCACGGTAAGCGGATCAACGTGACGGTGCACTACGGCCGGACCGGCAGCGCTCCGGATGGTGTCAGCGGCAACGTGCCGATCGGCTCAGCCTCGGGCAGGGTGATCGGCCACGCGGCCGGCGGTGGGCCCCAGAGCGGCCTGACGATGGTCGGGGAGCAGGGCCGCGAACTGGTCCGCCTGGCGCCCGGCAGCCGGGTGCACAGCAACGCGAACACGGAATCGATGCTGGCCCGGATGGCGGGGGCCGGCGGAGCCGATCAGGTGATCCGGATCGTGCTCGAGGGGACGGGCATGCTGGCCGGCCTGCGCAAGGAAATCCGGATCAAGGGCGGCAACGTCCAGGGAGTACTAGGTGCCTGATGGTTTTCCCCCAGACAATCCTCCCGGTCCGGGTCGAGCTCAACCTGAACGGCACCTGGACCGACATCAGTTCCAAGGTCCGGGCCGACGGCCTGACCGGGACGACGATCGTGCGCGGGGTGCCGGATGAGTCGGCCGCGCTCCAGCCGTCCACGCTGAGCCTGTCGCTGAACAACCGCGACGGGCGGTTCTCCCCACGTAATCCGACCGGCATCTACTACGGCCTGATCGGGCGCAACACCCCGATCCGCTGCTCGATCACCGGAGCCGGGGCGCTGGCGGTGTTCCAGGAATCGGCCAACATCATCGGCACGGCCAGCGTATCGACGCCGGACACCGCCGCTCTGGATATCGTCGGTGACATCGATGTCCGGTTCGATGCCGATTTCACCAGCTGGCGCGACGTCACCAACTACGTCACGAAGTGGACGGCCACGGGCAACCAGCGCAGCTACGGCTTCTATCAGCGCAGCTCCGGTCCGCTCGCCTGGACGTGGTCGACCACGGGATCCGATCAGATCATCGTCAGCTCCACCGTGCCTCTGCCGTCGATGCAGGGCCGCACGGCGGTGCGGGTCACACACGACGTGAACAACGGCGCAGCCGGCAACACGGTCACGTTCTACTACTCCAGCTCGATCAGCGGGACCTGGACTCAGCTCGGTGACCCGGTTGTCACAGCCGGGGTGACGTCGATTTTCAGCTCATCGGCGAACGTGCACGTGTTGCAGCAGCCGGATTCATTCAACGGCTCCGTGATTCACGGCCGGGTGTACGCCGCGCAGATCTACAACGGGATCGCCGGCTCGCTGGTCGCGAACCCTGACTTCACCGTGCAGACCAACGGAGCGACGTCGTTCGCCGACTCGACGGGCAAGACCTGGACGGTGAACGCGTCGAGCGGATCGATCGGCCTGATCGACTACGACCCGCGTTTCGTCGGCGAGGTCACCAGCTGGCCACAGATGTGGGATCAGACCGGTACGGACATCTGGTCACCGGTCGAATGTGCCGATGTGGTGCGGCGTCTCGGCCAAGGTCAGCAGCCCTTGTCCTCGACACTGAAAGCCTTCATCGCGGGAGAGACCGCCATCCGGGCATGGTGGCCTATGGAGGACGGCACCAGTGCGACGTCTTTCGCATCCGGCCTGTCCAGCGGGGTGCCGATGACGTTCACCTCAGCGAGCCCGGATCTAGCTTCCGACGCAACGTCTTTCGTTGCGAGCAAGCCGCTGCCCCAGTTCAACGGCGCTCGCTTCACCGGCATCGTCTCGGCCTACAGTTCGTTTTCTATCGGCACGATTCAGACCCGGTTCCTGCTGGCCATCCCCGCGGGCGGGGCGGTGAACGGGTCGAGCCTGATCAAGCTCTACTGCACCGGGTCCGCCGGTATCTGGGAACTGACCTACGGGACGGGCGGAACTCTCACGCTGGCGGCACGGGACTCAGGCGACACCCTGATTTCCACCGTGGTAAGCGGTGTGGCGTTCGCGCTGAACGGTGCCCCCTGCTACGTCAGCATTCACCTGGTGCAGAACGCCGGCAATGTGGACTGGGCGCTCAACACCTGCACTCCCGGCTCACCGCCTGCGATCGGCGGTGTCTCCGGCACGCTGGCCGGTCAGTCGGTGATCCAGGCTAAGAAACTCATCATGAACAACGGGCTCACGCTGACCGATACCACGGTCGGTCACGCCTCGGTCGCATCCACTATCACCACCCTGACTACGGACTACGTCGCGGTCCTGAACGCGTACAACGGGGAGACCGCGACGACACGGATGCGCAGACTGTCTACAGCGGTGGGGGTTTCGTTCCGGTCTATGGGGGCGCCGAACGGGAACGTCACGCTCGGCCCCCAGGAACTGGACACCTATCTCAACGTCATGCAGTCGGCCGCGGCGACCGAGGGCGGGATCCTCTTCTCTCCGAAAGACCTGCTCGGACTGGCATACCGGACGGTGGCGGCTCTGTCCGCTCAGCCGGCCGACGCCACCTTGGACTACTCACTCAACCAGACGGCGACGTTCCAGCCGACCGAGGATGACGCCTACATCCGTAACGATGTCACGGTGTCTCAGCCGTCCGGCTCGAGCGCGCGTGTCGTCGATACGACGTCCACCTTGTCCACCCAGGCGCCACCGCTCGGCGTCGGGACCTACGACACGGCGGTGACTGTGAACGTGGCCACCGTGGCCCAGTTGCCGAACCAGGCGGGGTGGCGGGTGCGGGTCGGCACGGTGGACGAAGCAAGGTACCCGACGATTGACGTCAACCTCGCTTCCTATGAAATCGTCGCCGCCGCGCTGACATCGACGTTCACCGCGCTGGACATCGGCGATCGGCTGGACGTGATCAATCCCCCCGCCTGGCTTCCGCCGGACACCATCAGCCAGACGATCCGCGGGTACACAGAGACCTTGTCGCAGTACACCCGGTACATGTCGTACAACTGTTCTCCGGCCGCGCCTTTCAACACGGCCGGGCTGTACGGCGCTCCCACGTACCAGGCGAGCCGGTATTCGTCGGACGGCTCGACGCTGAACGGTGCGCACAACTCCACCACGACGTCCCTGTCGGTGGCCACCGCTTCCGGTCCACTCTGGATCACCACCGCGCTGGTGCCGGCCGACTTCCCGTTCGACATCCGGGTGTCGGGTGAAAGGATGACCGTCACAGCGGTGGCCGGGACGACGTCGCCCCAGACCTTCACCGTGACGCGCTCGGTCAACGGTGTGGTCAAGGCCCAGACAACCGGCACGGTGGTGGAGCTGTTCACCCCCACCTACTACTCGCTTTAGGAGAGAAACCATGGCGGCACCTGTTGCAGGGCAACTGATCCGAGCGTCCGACGCTTTCAGTGTGGTGTCGTTTACGCCAACCTGGACTAACGTCACGACCGGAGCGGGAGCGATCAACGAGGGGTATTACCAGCAGATCGGGCGGTGGGTCCTCTGGTGGATGCGGCTCGAATTCGGTACTGCCCCCGCCTACACAGCATCGGCCCTGATGGCGTTTCCGGTTACCGCCTATGCGTCCAGCGGCGGTACCGGCCTGGCGGCCACGGTGGGATCCTGGGCAATACGCTCGACCCTGGCGATCAACTACGCCGGATCATGTCAGGTGAACGACGCGGGCGGGGTGAACTTGAAATTTACCGGTGCCTGGAACGGTACCAATCCCGCTAACAATGTTGGCGTGTCAGCGACAACACCCGTTACGCCAACGGCCGGAAGCGTGCTGTCCGCTTCCGGTTCATACCTGGCTGTCTGACCTACCGAGCAACAGGGAGAAGAGGAAATGTCCCTACCTATGACAGGCGTCAATACCGAATCGTACGTGTCTATCGTCGAAGGATTGCACCCCGGCTCGACTCAGTTGACCCGGCACGATGTTCTGATCGACAATGCGGACACGGTCCCGCTGTGATGCTTACCCAGCTCGCCGACATCGCGCGCTCGGCCGGGCTGAGCGTGGTCGAGGTCGCCGGGTGGAAGACCCGCACCAGCATGCCGGGCGAGTCGATGATCGACGTGCAGACGATCACGTGCCATCACACCGCCAACGGCGGGGCCGACGGCAACGCCCCGTCCCTGGACGTCGTGGTCAAGGGCCGGCCGGGGCTGGGCGGTCCCCTGGCTCACTTCCTGCTGGCCAAGGACGGCACGGTCTACGTGGTCGCCGCCGGGCACTGCAACCACGCTGGCGTCTCGCTCAAGACGGCCTACACCAACAGCCACGCGATCGGGATCGAAGCTGAGGCGGTGGGCGTACCGGGCACGGCCGGTGACTGGCCGGACGTCCAGATGACCGCCTACGCCAGGCTGTGTGCGGCGCTGCGGTCCGAGTTCGGGCTCGACGTCGCCGACGTGCGCGGGCACAAGGAAACGTGCTCCCCGGCCGGGAGGAAGTCGGATCCCGATTTCAGCATGGGACAGTTCAGAGAGCAGGTCGCATCGGTCGACCTGAAGACACCCATGGAGGTAGACATGCCCCTGACGAATGACGATGCCGACCTGGTGGCCGCCCGGCTACTCGCCACCCAGGTCACCCTGACCACCGCTGCCGCCGCCGCGATGTCTGTGCCTGGTGAGACCGTGCGCGCGGCCGGCGACACGGTCAGCGTGAACTACCTGCTCCAGTGGGGCGGGGCCGGGCTGTTCCGCGAGCTCGGCGAGACGCGGGCGGTGAAGGCCCAGAACGTGGCACTGAGCGCCCAGCTGACCGCCCTGACCGCGGCGGTGGCAGGGATCGCCGCCAGCTCGCCGGCGGCGGTTACAGCGGCGTTCGATGCGGGTATCGCCGCGCTGAACGCCGACATCGCCCGGATCGACGTCGTGGTGACGCCCCCGGCTCCGAGCGCGTAGTGCTGGGCCCGGCGGTGGCTGAGGCGGTCACCGCCGGCGGGTCACCCGATCTGGTCGGGTGGCTGATCGCTCAAGGACCGGTCGGAGTACTGGCGCTGGTCATCGGCTACGGATGGAAACGGGAGCGCGACCGTGCGGATTCTGAGCAGCGCCGGGGCGATGCCGAACGGGCCGCGAAGGATGCCCTGGCTCGCGAGCTCATTGACAAGGTGGTTCCGGCCCTGGGCGACTCGACGGGGGCGATCCGGGAGTTTCTCCGGTACGCCCGTGGGGTCGGCCGTGAGGACTAAGCGGGCTCGCCCGGCCGAGTCGGCCACTGTGGATACCGCCCGGCTCATGCTGGATACTTGGGTGAGACAACACGTGCAGGTCACCCGGGAGATTCAGACAGAAGTCGAGCGGTTGCAGCAGCAGGAAAGGGCACCCGATGACATCTACCCTCGACCCGAACACTGACCTGGCCGATGCTGTCCGCCAGCTGGTGGACAAGGTCGGCGAACTGCTCGAGCAGGGCAGCGCGGTCATCCCGATCGTCGGGGCGCTCGAGGTGTCCGTGCGCAAGTACCGCCGCGCTCTGTGGGCGGCGGTAGCAATCGGCACCGCGCTGGTGCTGGTGCTGGCTGCCGTGGCGCTGGACAATCGCTCCCAGGTCGCCGCGCTCAAGCGGCAGTTCTGCCCCGTGGTCCAGGCCAGCCTGACCGGCGCCCCGCCGAGCACTCAGCACGGGATCGACGTCGAAGAGGCTATGCGTAAGCTGGCCGGCAAGTTCCACTGCTCGAACATCCGGTAGTTCTGTCCAGGAGGAAATTATGGGTATCGCGCAGGTTCGCAAGGCGGTTGTCGCCGGGGTCACCGCCGGTATCGGCGCTGCCGTCGTCGCCTATCCGGACGGGTTCACCGGCCAGGAAATCGGCACCATCGCCGCCGCGGTCGTCGTAGCGGCGCTCGCCGTGTTCGGCGTGGCCAACGCTCCGGCCGACAGGTAGCCTGGTCGCCTGGCTCCGGATGGGTCAGGTGGATCCGCTGCTAGGGCCCCGCTGGATCTTTCCCAGCGGGGCCCGACGCGTTTCACTTCCCTTGTTTCTTCGCTTCCTTGATCGCGTTCGCCAGAACTCTGGCCAGCCATGATTTCTGCTGTTTCGGCGTCGGCGGTTCGGCCTTACCCACGGTGTTACCCCCTTTCCAGTAGGCGAGTTCCTCTTTCAGGAAACTCAGCCAGGTCATGCGAGGCGGTCCGCTACGAACGGCAGCCAGACACTGAGCAGCCAATCCCCGTAGTTCAGCGGCGTCTCGCCCCGCCCGATTGCCTCGGGCCGGTAGATCTCTTCGTACGTGCAGTGCCGACAGATCTTGACGCACTCCGTTGTGCCCAGAACTGGCATGATCAGATGCCTTTCCTCAGTAGCGGGTCGCCCAGCCGCATTTGCGGCAGCGCGTGACCGAGACCGGCTCGGTCGGAATAGAAGGGATCCGGGTGACATCGATCGGACCGGTGATCGGGCCCATCGGCACGGGCAGGTCGATGGTTCCGTGCTCATGCTCGGCGTAGGTCTCACAGACCGGGCAGCGCTCACGGAACAACGGCAGCAGGTAGTGAAGCCTCATCAGGCGTTCTCTTTCAGCGCGGCGAGCAGTAGCTCACCGGTCAGCCTCGGATCGCTGGTGTCCCAGCGGCGTCCGGCGTACCGCCGGGCCACCCACATACCCTCGGGCTGAGGCAGATTGAACGTGATCGCCAGCTGAGTCATCGGCTTGCCAGGGTAGGAACAACCGCGCGGGGCCCGGCCTTTCCGCCTGGTCCAGGTCACCGGGTCACCGCCGTCATGAACACGGTCCAGAGCAGCAGGCCGCACATCAGCACCAGCCAGATCGAATCGGCGAACTGGTCCGCTTTCCGGAGTGTCAGGCCGAAAACCTCACCGATGATGTGGATCCCGTCCCACACCATCAGCAGAAAGCGGCTCAGCGGTTGCATCCCGGCGCTTCCTTCGGCAGACCCTCAGCCCGCGGTGGTTCACAGTGCGCGACCCGGTAGGCAGCCAGCTTGGCGCCGGTCACCGGGCCGCACTCGCGGATCACCTGGACGGCGAACGCCGAGCAGCTGATCGCCTGAGGACACGCCGGCGTCCAGCGGGTCAGGGTGTGCCGATAGATGCCGATCGCCAGCGTGGCGAACCAGCGGGCGGGGCGGTGGGTCCGGGGCCCGGAACGGGCCACCAGACCGGCGTACGCCAGCAGCAGTGCGGACATCGACGGACAGGCGGCGGCGGATCGGTCACAGTCGCCATGGCCGTTGCCGTAGGCGTTCCATCCCGGTAGGTCGCAGTTGCTCGGACGGCCCGGGCGTTCTTCGGCGTTCATCGGATCCCCTCATTCATACCGAGTTTCAGGCCCAGCGCGACTGCCCGCCGCTGGGCAGCAGTCCAGCTGCCGCTTTCGTCGTCCAAGCAGATCTGAGACAGCACGTCGTAGGCGAACGCCTGCCTGTCCCGTCCGGGCAACCGGCTCACCGTGAATTGGTAGTGCTTGCGCAGGCTGGACGGTGTCCACTTGCCCCGCCGATCCATCGCCAGCTCCGGTGCCGATGCGGTCACGGCAGAATCACCGAGTGCCGATCAGCCAGCAGGAACCGGGCGCGTTCCTTCAGATAGGCAGCGTCCTGCCAGAGCTGGTACAACTCCGCCGAACTGGCATTGACCAGTTCGTTTTCGATCGCCCCGTAGCTCTTCATCTCAAGCAGGGCCATCAGACCCTCATTCGCCATCACAGCGACCACCACCAGAGCAGCCCTGCCGCCAGCTGAAGCAGCGCGAGCGCCCCGGCTCCGGCCAGGTAGGGCAGCGCCGGAGCCCAGAACGGCGGGGGCCTGCGGTCGGCGGGCATCGGCACGGCGTCCAGCTCGCTGGCAGGCCCCGCCAGCAGGGCGCCGTACAGCGGCAGAGGCTGGGTGTCGTCGAACACGCTCAGGGCCTGGTCGGAGTGGCGATCGAAATCACGGGCCCAGCGGCGCTCGATCATGCCGCCACCGCCAGCGGGACCAGTGGGGCGGCGGCGAGCTGGCGCAGCGCGCTCAGGTCGATCGCCTGGAGCCGGTCGGCATGCGTGACCGGGGTGAAGTAGGTCGAGCCGGGGCCGACGTCCCAGCGGGGGATCACGATCGGGCCCGTCTGCGGGTGGAGCCGCTGACGGGGCGGGAACGCGGGGGCCCGGTAGCGACGCCAGGGCAGCGCCAGTCCGGGCTTACGGTGTCGGGCGCCGGTGCCGGACCGGTAGCGGCTGAGCGTGTTCTGGATGCCGGCCCAGATGTCGTGGCCGAGCCACAGCAGCGCGGCCAGCGCGAGGAGGAACAGTGTTGGTGTGGTCATGACCTCAGTCTCCTCCCGCCGGTCAAGTTAAGTCAAGTAGAGACATCAGTACCGCCTCAGCCAGCAGCGGAGGTACCGCGTTGCCTACCTGCTGGTACTGCGCACCGGACTTGCCGGCGAACCGGAAGCCAGCCGGGTAGGTCTGTAGGATCGCCGCCTCCTGGACCGTGACCCTTGTCGAGTTGTTCATCTGGCGATCGTGGTGACCGGGGGCGGCGATCCGGGGGTCACCCAGGACGGTGGTCGCCGGTCGCTGCACCCAGTGCCCCACCTTGGCGGTCACGGTCGCGCTCGGCTGGTGCAGCTCGCGCTTGCCCAGCGGTGGCGATCCCTCGATCGGGGAAGGTGTGGACTGGTCACTGCCTCCCCGGCTGGAATAGTTCGATCGCTGCACCCAGTGGACCGAGGCGGCATCGTTGCCGAACAGGACAGTGGGGGCGGGAACGTCGATCGGGCGCTCGGTCCGGTTCGGCTGGACACTGGACCGATACACCCAGTCGACCGTGTTGGATCGGGCGCCGAAGTGGACCGTAGGCGCTGGGCGCTCGGCGGTGTGTGCCTGGTTGTCGTTGCGGTAGGCCAGCAGTGATTGCCTGGCGGCGTTACCGAACGGCTCCGCTCCGCCCGTGGCCGAGCCGCCACCGGTGACGGTGAACGACGGTCGGCCGGTCACGCCCCATCCCAGCGCTTCCGCCATCGACACCCAGGGCTTGACGCCCTGGTCCAGCCGGGACGGATCCCGCGGGTAGTAGCGGCTGTGCGTCGGGACCGGGGGCGCCGCGGCTTTTCCGTCCCGTCGGGCGATGAACAGAGCCCGCTTACGGGTCTGGGGAACGCCGTACTGCTCCGCCTGAAGATTCCCCGTCCAGACCGAATACCCGTGCGTCCGTAAGACATCAGCGCATGCTTCCCAAACTGGCAGTACGCCTGGTACCTGCTCCCAGACGATGTGCATCGGCCGGGCTCCGAGCGCCAGGCGCAACGGCTCCAGCACCAGCCATGTCCGTGGGTCACCGTCGGTGGGATGCCAGGGCCAGCCGCAGGCCAGCGCCTGGACGCCTTGCAGCACCCGTTCCAGCGCTTCCCGTCCCGCTCCCTTGCCCGCGATGCTGAACGTCTGGCACGGGGGCGATGCGATGTGCAGCGGGTAGGCGGCGACCTGCTCGATCGTGATCGCCGAGACGTCGCCGTAGGGCGTCAGCATCCCGTTCAGCCAGCGTGACGCCACCGCCTCGGGCATGATCTCGCCGCCGTGCTCGGTGAGGCCCAGACGCTGGCAGGCCACGCCCCACCCGGTACCCGCGAACAGGTCGAGCGCGATCACTAGTGGGGCAGGGGGCAGGCGGCCAGGCCGTGGACGTCGCAGACGCTCAGCTCGGTCCCCCGGGGAGCGGCGACCAGCACGCTGGACTCCATCTGGTACGCCCAGTCGGTGACACTTCCGCCCGCACGCTGTACGGTCGCGGTCCGGATGTCGCCGTTGTCCTTGATCTTGATCACGATGGCCTGGTTCAGGGTGTCACCGAGCTGAAGGTCGGTGACCGGGATGCTGACGGTGCGCATATCAGAGGCCCTTCGGGAAAATCGCGATGCGGGTGTTGGCGGACTGGCTGAACGTGAGCAGCTCACCGGGAGCGCTCGAGGACGGGATGGTGATCTTCACCGTCTTGCCCGACTTGCTGATCGCCACGGCGATCACGGTCGCTCCCGCGATGCGGTCACCCGCTTTCAGTTCGGTGACCGGGATGGTGGTCGCTGCGCTCTGCTTCGTTGTCATAGGAGGACCATCTCACGTTGGGACAAGTTAAGTCAAGTAGAGACAGGCCCGGATCCGGTATCGGATCCGGGCCTGCTCGGTGAGGCGGTTACTTCGGCAGTATGTGACCCCAGGTCGACAGGAGCCGTTCCTCTGCTTCGGCCGCTTCCATGACGGCTCCGGCGAGTGCCTTGCGGACCGGCTCCACCAGCTCGGCTGCTTCGTCGTCGATCGCCTGGAGCCGTTCCATCACCCGCACCCGCTCGATCGCGAGCTCGGCCAGACGTCGCACACCGATCACCATCAGGCCCCTACCTTCGTCACGATCCAGTCTTGTCCCAGGTCGCGCAGCGCCACAGCATCGGACACCCGGGCCGCTACCTCGCCGCCGCGCGGTTCCCAGGCATCGTCAACGGCCTGGGAACCCGGAGCCCGTTCCACACTCACCCAGAGCATGTACCAGATGGCAGCCATCAGTACGGCGGACCGGCCGGGGCCGCCGGCTGCGGGTAGCTCTGGGGCGGGTACTGAACCGGCCACGGCTGGACCGGCGGCGCCGGAGGCTGCGGGTAGGGCGCCGGCGGCTGGTACTGCTGCGGCGGTGCCGGTTGGTACTGCTGCACCGAGGCCGGAACGGTCTGTGGCTGGGCGTACGCCTGCTGACCCTGGGGCGGACCGAACTGGTCCGGCCGGGCCTGCTGGCCGGCCGACTTGATCTGATCCCACTGAGCGTGGATCGCCCGGCCGATGACCTTGTCCGCCTCGGTCGGGTCGGCCAGGATCCACGGCGGCTTGCCGGCCTTGCCGGGAGTGCCCTTGACCAGCCGGGCCAGGCAGAACCCGCGGCCGGAGACGTACCCCTCGAGCTGACCGGGCAGCACCGCGCCGGAGATGTACATCGAGCCGCAGTAGAACGGCACCTGCTTGGGTCCCGCGGCGAACGGGGTGAACTGGTCGGTCTCCCCGTTGATATTCCCGGCGATGGCCTCGCCATCGCAGACGATCAGCTCGGCCGTGACCAGGGCGCTCGGCCCGGCAGCCGGGTTCGAGGGGTGCGGCTTCTGGCCGGTCGGATTGTAGGTCAGCGGCCGGATCAGCAGCAGCCGACCGCCGAGCTGGTGGAGCGCCGGCTGATCGCCGCCCCCGCCCGTGGGAGCACCGGGGGCGCCGAACGGGTCGCCCTGGCCCGGGGCCGGGGGAGCACCGGCGGGCCCGGCCTGGCTGAACGGGTTCGGCCCGGCCGGGGGCTGGAACGGCTGGCCGTTGACGTCGGCCGGGGGGTAACCCTGGGGCGCGTAACCGGGATCGGGCTGGCCGCCCGGGTAGACGCCCTGCTGCGGGTAACCCTGCGGTCCGGCTGCCCGCGGGTCGCTCTGGGGCTGCTGCGGGTATCCGGGCGGGGGACCAGGGTAGGGATTCTGGGTCACGATAAGGCCTTTCTGTTGGTGGTTCGTGGTCGAGCCTGACCCTAGAGGAAGGGTCCGACAGTTTCAGGAGCTGAAGGTGAACGTGCTGGCGACGTCGTAGTAGCCGGACGGCACGCTGATCGAGCTGACCACCGCGCTGGGGGTGCTTGTCTGCTGGTCGCCACAGGACTGTGTCGAGCCGACGCCGAGCTTCAGCGTGGTGTCGGCGGTGGTCAGCGCGGCGCTCGCGCCGTCGTTGTCGACGCCGTCCGCGTACTCGCAGTTGGTCTCGGTGTCGTTGTCCAGGGCGGCTCTGGTGACGTCGATGCGCGGGTAGACCGCGGTACCGGCGCCCGTCGAGGAAGCGCTGACACTGATCGTGCACGGTGCGTTGGCCGCCGAGCAGGTGAACCGGAACGTTCCACCGGCGGTGTCGCCGACCGGTGAGCCGAGGCTGGTGGAATAGGTGGCCCAGACCGAGGCCGGGCTCGAGCCGCGAGCCACGTGCACCCGGGCCACGCCGTAGGTCAGCACCGCCGCGGGGCCGGCCGGGCCCCGGGCTCCCGTGTCACCCTTGGGGCCGGCCCAGCCGCGCAGACCCTGCTTGGCCATCGTGATCTTGGTGTAGCCGGTCACGCATTTCGTACCGGTGACCAGCGAATGGTAGATGTGCGTCTTGTTGTGCAAGCACACGATCACCGAGCCGTCCGGCTGGACGCCGGTACCGGCCGGGGTGGCCGTGGCGGCGACACCGACACCAGCGCCGACGCCGAGCAGGATCGCCAGGACGGCGACGACACTGAGGATCTTGGATTTCATGGTCATGGTTCTGTTCCTCATTTCAGTAGGTGGTGCAGGGAGAGGCCGAGGCCAATAGCCGCGGCGACGTAGAACAGGCCGAGGCCGAACAGCAGGTACCGCTCACGTTTCGGCATTATCGATCACCTCGAGTTCCTGGAACTGGATCACACCGCCGGTGCCGGGTTTCCAGTGCCGGCCTGTGTACTGTGCCGCGACCTCGCGTGAGCTGAACAGCGCCTCACGACGCTTGATCCCCAGGTCGTACCAGGTCGCCCGGATGACGGTCACGGCTTGGCCGCTCTGAGCGTGACCGTGAAACCCTGTTTCAGCAGCTGGTCAGCGAACTGGTCGGCCTGCTCCCTTGCGGGGAACTCGGCTTCACAACGGACCGGTCCGTCAACGGTCCAGCCCTGTTCGTACCAGGTGACCACGACGGCGCTCACTGCGGCGCCAGCGTCTGGTACCGGGCCATCCCGGCGGCATCGTGCTCAGGCGTCCAGGTGCCGGCGGTGAGGTGTTCCTGCCGCAGCGCCAGGACGGCGGACTGCGTCGGGGCCAAGGCGATCAGCTCCAGCAGGCTGGGCGGCGGCCAGGATGCGAGCGGAGGAATCAGGGCGTCGGTGGCCAGGACGTGAGCGTTCTCCGGCGTCAGCGCCGGACCGCCCGGCATCCCCGGTAGCTGCTGGATCGCCTGGTCAGCATCGAACCCGAACGCTCCAGGGGCCGAAGGGATCCCGTGCTCAGCCTGGGGCGCACCGTAGAACGGCGCTTCCTGGGTGACGGCGGTCTGGCCGCGCTCCCAGGCCGCCCGGCCCGGCTTGCCGCTGACCGAGCACACCCACTGGCCGGGGGCGGCCTGGTGGCTGCTGGTCCACTGGCACGCGTGGCTCAGGGTGCAGAACGGCTGACCGGAGCGATCCTCCACCGGCGGAGCCGGTGCGTCGTCGCCGTCCGCCTGATCGGCAGCCCGGGGCCCGGCCGGATTGCACATCCCGTGCACGTACGGGTGCCAGTCGTCATCCTGCTGGCAGTTGCAGTTGTTCTCCGGCGCCGGATCGCCGGCCGGAACTGCGATCACTACGGGCACACCATCGGCGTCCTGGGTGGTCCGCACCGTGCCTGCGTACTTGGCCGAGGCCGGGTTCTCTGGGCAGTTCTTCTGGGTGTGGCCCGGCTTGTGGCAGTGCCCGCACGTCCGCTTTTTCCGGCCGGTGACCGGGTCGCGCTCGACCACGGGCGCCGGAACCGACCGGCCGGGGGAGAGCTCGGGCGCACCCTGGGCGTAGCTGGGCGGATCGATCGCGTCGGCCAGCTGCTCGACCGTCTGCCCCGTGTCGGCTGCGACCTGGCCCAGCACCTGGGCGGCCACCGCTCGCCGTTCGTCGGCCTTGGCGGCGTCGGCCAGCATCTGCGGTGTGCGGGTGTGCGTCTCGATCGTGAGGCCCTGGGTGATCGCGTCGGCCAGCACGCTGATCGGCGGGTTCGGCACGTTGGCGAGATCCAGCGTGTTCTGAGCCACCGCCGGTAGCTGACCGCGCTCGGCCCAGTTGCTGAGGAACGCGTCCGGCTTCACCTGACCGGCCATCGTGATCTTGGTCGTGGCTTCGGCGTTGGCACGTTTGGCTTCCACCGCCGCCCGCACCCAGCGCTCGATGCCGGACAGGTCGAGGAAGTAGAGCGTGGCAGTGCCGTCGAGCGGGACGTGCAGGATGAATGCCTTGTCGGTGCGCAGCTCGCGCGGCATGTCTTCGTAGAAACCCTCAATGTCCGTGATCTTGGTGGCGTCTTTCGGATCGCCGCGCACGATCTTGGTCGTGGTCCAGAGAGCGTAGGCGTTGGCGTAGTTCCACAGCTGGATGAGAATCTCCAGCCAGCCCAGGTCGAGCGAGCGCCCCGTCTTGACGTCGCCCATCAGCAGTTCGTATTCCTCGGTGAGAGGGTTCCAGACCCGGGCCATCAGATCGAACGTGCCGGCCTGGTTGTAGGGGCAGAGCACCTGGCGCTCGAGGAACTGCGGTAACGGGGTGACGTCGTGCTCGGTGAGCAGCTGGTCCAGCGCGGCCAGGTCGGCATTCCACTTCGGGTCGACCGCCTCATAGTTCAGCTCGCCGCGCCACTTCAGCTCGGCGAGTTCATGGAACTCGGTGCCCAGACCGCTACGTTCCTTGCCACCGCCGATCTTGAAAGCACTCTCGGCGATCCGGCCGAACGCCTGCTCTTTCTCCTTGCCCTCAGGCATCGCCGCGGCGGTCCGGGCGGCATCGGTGACAGCCGGATCCAAGGCGATACCTTCGACGATCCGACGGCCGGACCACTTCTGGATCCCAATCGTGTTGCTCAGAGCCGCTTTCGTGGTGCTGACTCTGGTGAATCCTTTGTTCGCCGCGGGGCGGGACCCGTCCTGGTGCGGCATCCGGTAGCGCCCCCACTGGTCGCGGGGAACCTCCGCCCGATCTTCGGAGTCGCCGGTGCGGATCGCCCGGCCGGAGTCGGACGGTACGCCGAACGGGTCATCGCCGCGATCGGGCACGCGGCCAGGGGCGCCGAACGGGTCAGGTGTGCTCACAGTGCTTCCTCGATTTCGTCGGCCAGGGTGGAGACCCGCTGGCGAATGTCCTTGGTCATCTTGCTCTTGTCGTCGGCCAGCTCGTTCAACAGTTCCAGCACCTTGGTCAGCAGCTCGCGGTACGACTCGTTGTCGGAGTCGGCCCCGATCGTGAGCGCGATCCCGATCTCAGTGCGGTCGACCCGCTCGACGTCGGAACACTGGCCGGAGGGGTGCAGCACGATGATCGGGCTGCGGTAGCCGTCACGGTAGGACAGCTCGGCGACCAGTTCACCGGCGATCAGCGTGCGGCCTGCGGCTGCGGTCATCGTGTCTCCCGGGGTGTTGGTGTTCAGGTCGTCAGCGTAGGCCGCTAGACAAGATGCGTCAAGTAGAGACAAGGTTCAGCCAGGCGTCCACCGAGTCAACGGGGATTCCCAGCGCGAGCGCTACCTGTCGTTCCAGGCGAACCCCGGCGGAGTTCTCGTGACCGGGCAGCAGCGCGACACCGTCCGCTCTGGTCACGGCTGCTACGCCCAGCCGCATGTACCCGGTCCAGTCTTCGGCTACGTGGTCGGCCGGATTGATCGTGCCGAAACCAGCTTCGATCAGCCGAATCTGAGCAGCGTAAAACGCGGGACGGTTGAAATCTTTCAGGCCGGTCATCGGGCCTGCGATGTAGAGCACGGTCACTGGACATCCAATCTGACGGTTGCCATTGCGGTGCAGATCTGGTCGTAGGCGTCGGCGGCGGTCATCCTGCGGGACACACCGAGCCCGTACCGTTCGAGGTCACGTTTCTGGCCGGGGCGTACCGGGCCGGTCTGGCGCCAGGGTGCGTCCTTACCGGCCTCCGCCGGGGCGTAGGCAAGCGCGTGCTGCTCGGCCAGCGCCATCCCGATCTCAAGATCCAGGTCAGCCTGGATCCCGATCGCCGGCTCGGCCCGTTCTTTCGGCGTCCGGCCCAGCGTGAACAGGCCGTCAGGCTGGGGCCAGAGGAAGAACAGCTGATCAGCGGCCGGCACGAACCAGGTACCGGCCCGGGTCTGCAACCAGACCGAGCGCGACTTGCCGAACAGGTCGATCTCGGTGCCAACGACCTTGTGGACGGGATGGCGATCCGGCGCCCAGCCGATCTCGTCGAGCATTGCGTGATCGTCGTCGCTCAGTTCCTCGAATTCGTCCAGCGCCTCGAGCAGCGACTGACCATCACGCGGCTTGACCAGGCGATCCATGCTGAGATCTTGCAAGCTGGCCAGACCGTGAATCTCGGTCACCCCACAGACATCGCCGACCACGCAATCCTGTTTACCGGCGAACTTCCTCAGGCCCCGGCCGAGCATTTGCTGATACAGGGCAGCGCTTTTCGTCAGCCGGGCGATGATCAGGGCATCACACCACGGCGCGTCCCATCCTTCGGTCAGCACCATGTTATTGATCAGCCAGGACAGTTTCCCGATCCTGAAAGCCTCATACAGGCGCCGTCTTTCATCCATCGGGGTCGTGCCCAGGATGAAACCGGTCGGGATCCCCGCGGCGTTCATCTCGTCGGTCCATTCGACCGTCGTTTGAGTGTTCGGAGCGAACACCGTCCCCCGCCTCGGGCCGTACTGGGGAGTGAGAATGTCGTGGATGTACCGGATGATCGCCCCGCCTGTGTTGGCGTCCTGCATCGCCGTGGCCGTCTCATCCTGGTCCAGGTCGCCACGGCGGATATGAACCCCGCTCAGGTCGAGCGCCGGGACGGTCACCCGGATCCCGCGAGGGTCGGCCAGGTACCCGTTCCGCACTCCCCACTCGGTGTCCCAGACCCCACCCTTAGGGCCTGGTCGCTGCACGATGGTCTGCCAGACCTCGCCGAGGCCGCGCTTGTCCTCCCGGGACATCGTGGCGGTCCACCCGATCGTTGGCACGCCGCCGAACGCGCCGAAGTAGTCGAGCGTCTCGCGGGCGGTGGGGGCGGCGGCATGGTGGCACTCGTCGTAGACGATCCGGGCCACCGAGTGGATCGACTCGCGCCGGCGGTTGCGCCCGTTCTTGTCCCGTCGGCCGAGCGTCTGGGTGGAAGCGATCACGACGGGCCGGTCGTAGTCGTTCTGGGTACCCATGACGATCCCGGGGCGCAGGTGCGGCGCCTGCGAATGGATCTTGTTGCGCAGCTGCTGGGCGAGTTCATCGCGGTGCACCAGCGCGAGCGTGCGCCCGCGGGGATTGGCCGCGTGCTGGCGAGCGATCCAGGTCGCCGCCTCCACCGCCTTGCCCAGCCCGGTCGCCTTGACCACGGCGGGGCGGTTGAACCCGGCGGCGAGCGCAGCGTCGATACCGGCCAGCGCCTGTTCCTGGTGCGGGTAGGGCGTCAGCACTAGTGCTTGTCCAGCCAGGCGTAAATAGCGGCCAGCCCTAGGACAAGCACAACGAACAGGGCATCGTCGGCGACCTGCTGCCAGGACACGGGTTCTCCCTTGGTGGTTGGCGGGGACAGAGGCGCACCGTGCGTCATGAACCGTGAGGCCCGGAGGGGTGAACCTCACGGGGCGGCTTACCGACGCGCCTCTGTCCCAATCTGTGATGTCCACCAGCCGAGTTCCGGGGTGCCAATGCCCGGATCGTCGGCTTACAGCCCAGGCATCTATCTGATGGTGACCCGGCTGGTGGACAGGTTCAGACCGTAGCCCCGCTAGACAAGATGCGTCAAGTAGGGACATCATGCGGGTATGGAAACCCCACCGAGAACCACGGTCACCCGGGAAGAGGCCGCGAAGCTGCTCGGCGTCTCGGTCCGGACGATTGACCGCCACATCCCGGCCGGCACACCCGGCCGCACCGACTACCGCGAGACGCCCGGCAAGGTGCAAATCAGCATCCACCTGGTGGAGGCCCTGCTACCCGCCCCGGGTGGTGACGACGTTGTCGCCGACTGACCGGACACCGCATGAGCAAGGCTGCACGGTGGCCAGTCCTTGTACCGAATGCCGCCCAGCGCCGTTCGGCGTCACGGCCATCCCGGAGCACCTGACGTACGAAAGCATCGTGGGGCGTCAACGCGAGCGCATAAAGACCGCTGAGGACCGGCGCCCGTGCTGCGGTGCGCCGCTTGCCGCAGAGCACAGGCGCGATTGCCAGTACATCCCGATGCCGCCCCTCAAGTCCGAGCCCCGGCTCCAGCAGGCGATCAAGGAATCAAGCCAGCGGATCGCCGAGGCCGCGCAACGGGACCGGACCCAGTCCCCGGGCAGCGTGCCCGGTCTGGGCTGGCTGGCCAGACCTGGTTTCCGCGCGGCGCTCGAGCAGGCTGAGCGGAGCGAGTGTGAAGGTGTCGCCGCCGATGTTCATCTGCGGGAACCGGTCTGCACCGTGATGGCTGGTCAGGTGCTCACCGACATGTGTGCGTGCGGACACATGGTGTCGGCTCACCGTAAGACGGCGACCGAGTTCGCACACTGCGATCTGTGCCGTCCGGCCGATCGTGAGCCGGTGCGGCTGCGCGACGTCCTGAGGCCGCGCTCGGAGCTCACCAGGATGCATGCCCTGCTGACCGATCCTGAGGTGCTCGAGGCGGTGCTGACCGATATCCGACGTCAGCGGGACCAGGTCGAGCAGCTCGGGGTCATGACCGGCTCAGGATCGGACATCGTGGCCGCGTGGCGTGAGCTGAACCCCGGCCTGGCCGCGCTGCTGCGGGCGATCGATCGATGAGACCGGTGCCCGCGTGCGGGACGGTCGCGGCCTACAGCCGTCACCTGCGCCTAAAGGAGCTCATTGATCCGGACTGCCGTGAGGCTGCACGGCTCTACCTGGTCGCGTACCGGGCCGAGCACCCGGAGAGGGTGTCATGCAACCGCTCGGTGGTAGCGGCCAAGGCCGCCGCGGTGAGGCGCCTGATCGCGCTGCACATCAGGGAATACGAAACGCTCCTGGCCGAAGAACGTGCCGCCCAGGGCCTGCCGGTGAGGCGCAGGAAGCAGGCCCGTTCCGTGTCATCCTGACCCCGCCAAAACACCACCGCCCCGGTACAGATTTCGTAACCGGGGCGGCGGCATCTGAACACACCAACACCCGAAGGATACCAGCCGATGCCGCAACCTGCTCTGAACGGGACATATCCGCTCCCAGGGATGCCCGGAGCCACCCTGACCGCAGGGGCCGACGCCGTCCACCGCAAGCTCGACGAGATCATGAGCCGTGCCCCCTGGGGCGGTCTCGACCTGGCCGAGGACATCGAGACGTTCGGCGTCGGGGCCGATGCCGGGCCGGGCCGGATCAAGTGCGTGACCTTCGCGACCGAGCGTGAGGCGGTGATCCTGAATCCCCGCGAAGAACACGACCGGTATCTGATCGGCCGGACCCAGGCCGCAGCCCGGTCGCTGACCATGCACCAGGGCCCGTTCGACTGTCCCTCGCTCGCGATCAATGGTCTGTTCCCGATCGAGCTGGTGAACAAGGTCCATGACACCTTGGTCGATGCTCGGCTGGCCACGCCCGGGCTGATACCGAAAGATCTGGACGCTTGCGTTGAGCGGTACCTGGGGATCAAGAACGCCCCGATCCTGAGCCTGTTCAAATCGCTCGGGTACAAGACCAAGCTGGCGGGGTTCCTGAATCTCGACATCGACTCGCCGGCCTACCTGTTCGGGGCGGCGGCGGACGGGGTGGCCACCGCCCGCGTGCGGCCTCTGCTGCATGCCGCCGCGATCGACCGGCAGTTGCAGCACCCATTCGGAGGCGGGATCGGCCTGAGCCGTACCGAGGCCGAGGAGATGGCCGGCGAGCGCCAGGAGCACAACCGGTGGGGGATCGAGCAGACGATTCGCGGCCTGCCGATCGACGTCGATTACCTCGACTGGTTCCGGGCCCAGAACCAGGCGGAAATGAGCCGCCGCCGGGCCTACCTGGCCGGCCTGGGGATCACGAACGCTAACCACCTGGGAGCGCTGCTGGAGCAGCTGGGAGCGCTGCCGCCGGACTACCGGCGGACGGCCGGCGGCAAGCTCGGCACCGCGGCGGGTGACCTGCAAGGCCTGAACCATCCCCTGGCCCGGGTCTGGGCCGGGGTGGAACGCGGCGGCAAGGTGGTCGAGCAGGGCCTGACGCACCTGGAGAAGCTGGACGGGTACCTTCAGAAATGCGTCGACATGGCCGACGCTGACGGGCGGATCCACCCGACCACCGCCGTACTCAAGGCGGCACACGGCCGGGACTCGATGGCGGATCCACCGCTACACCAGTTCCCCGCTCTGGCCCGGCCGATCGTCCGGTTCGATGAAGACGGCACCTCCACCGACTGGTCGCAGCAGGAACCACGGATGGCAATGAACCTGGCCGGGGATATCGGCCGGCCGCTGCTGGACTACGAACAGATCGGAACCAAGATCTACGCCGGTATCGCCGACTACGCCGATATCGACATGAGCACGGCGAAAGTGGTTGTCCTGGCTGGGCTCTACGGTGAAGGGCGGGCCAAGCTGAGCGGTGACCTGGGGCTGTCACCGGAGCCGTGGATCCCTGAGGAAGTGTGGAGCAACGGCAAGGTCAGGGAAGCGCACTGGGGGTACGCGGCGGCGAAAGACGTACAGGGGGCGGTGTTCTCGGCGATTCCCCTGACTGAGCAGTTCATGAAGCACGGGAAACAGATCGCCCGTGACCATGGCCTGGCCTACACGGTGGCGGGGCGGATCGTGCCGATCCCGTCGTCGATGTTCATGGGGCGTTTCGGGGTGCAGGCGCACAAATGGATCAACTATTGCGTGTCCGGCTCGGCCAACGATGAGATCTCAGGCACGATCGTCGCCGCCCGGCGAGCTGGGTTCGGTCACCTTCTGTGGTTCGGGATGCACGACGAATTAGTACATGCCACAAGGGTTTCAAGGGAAGTGAAGCAACTCATGGAGACACCTTCTGAGCGGTTCTGCCGGTTGTCGAAACGACGGCCGGTCATTCGTACGGATCAGGAACGGCTCGGCGCAGCATGGAAGAAGGTCTAATCATGAAACTGATTATCACTAAGCCTGATGGTACTACCCGGACAAGGGTTTTCAATACCAGGGATGAAGCGGCCGAGTTCGGCGTGTATTACTACCTGCTCGACAACTGCCACGTGCCGGCTGCGATGGCGGACGTCACCGCGAGCATGTTCGCGACGAACGGCCTGGCGATCACCGGTCAGTACACGTTCACCGAGCAGGCGGAATGAGTTTCGTCGGGCGTAACCATCCACAGCAGGTGGCACTACGCGGAGCGCTGGACACGGTGGATGACAGAGGTACCGATCCGGAGTTCGTGGCAGGGCTCGAACGGCGGTTCGGCAAGCCGTTCACGCTGGACGTGGCTGCCGCTGCGCACAACGCCCAGTGCACCGAGTTCTACACCTTGCAATGGGATGGACTTACGTTGCCTTGGCACGGGCGCGTCTGGTGTAACCCGCCGTATTCCGGACTGTCCGCCTGGCTGGAGAAAGCCTGGACCGAATGGAATACCGGGTGCCCGGAGTTCATAGCGATGCTGCTGCCGGCCAACCGTACGGAACAAGCATGGTGGCAGGACTACGTGGAACCTTACCGAGACAGGGAAACCAGTCCTCTGTCTGTTGAATTCCTGCGGGGGCGTATGCGTTTCATTCGAGCCGGGCAGACCTCTATCGGCCCGAACGAACGTCCACCTTTCGGGTGTGCCCTGCTGCTCTGGGAGCGTAAATGATCGGCGTCGACCGTTTCGCGTCCGTGTTCGGTGGCGCCCCGGCGCACACCGCCGAGCACCTGACCGAGCACCTGCGGGCGGTGATCCGGGCCGGCTACTCCCCCGTGTTGTGCAAGCCAGGGGGCAAGGAAACGGCGTGCATCCTGTCCGCCGGCCAGGCCAAGAAAGCTGACCGGGAGGCACAGCAGCGGGCGCTGGCAATGAATCCCGCCGCCCGGGTCGACCGCATCCGGCACGCCTGCGGGATGAAGCACGTCATCGACGACCCCGCCAAGGTCGGCCCGATCGTCGCCCGCTTCCTGGCCGTGCACGGTGGGCTGAACGTGGCGCTGCACCTGGGGCGCTCGCGCATGGTGGCGGTGGACGTCGATACACCGGCCGAGCGGAGTGCGTTCCGTGCCAGCTGGGATACGGCGAACTTCACCGAGATGTTCCCCGGCATCACCGTCGAGTCGCCCGGATCGTTCGACCAGGTCACGCAGAAGTGGGTGCACTGGGGCGGTGGCCACTGGTGGATGAACCTGCCCGAGGACTATGTCCTGCCACCCGGGAAGGTGCTCAAGGGTCCAGGTGGATGGGCGGCGATGTACGGGGAAGCCTATGCTCTGGTACCGCCCGCTACCCGGCCGGAAGGCGCCTACCGGCTGGTGGGCGGGACCACCGAGGCGCCGGCCTGGCTGCTCGGTGCGATGACCGCAGCCGGGGCGCAGCGCTCTCAGCTGGTCCAGGACCGGACAGCAGCGGCCGGCGGTGGCCCCATCGACCAGTGGTCGGCCGACACCAGCTGGGCCAGCCTGCTGGAGCCCGCAGGCTGGACTGAGACGTCACTGGTCGAAGGTTCCTGCGGGTGCCCGATCTGGACGGCTCCGGGCGATCACGCAAGTCCCAAGTCGGCCACCGCTCATGACCTGAGCTGCGCCCGGTTCGACGTCTCCGAAGGGTGGGGGCCGCTGAAGATCTGGACCGATCACCCGCCGGACGGCCTGCCGCCCGAGGGAGCGGTGACCAAGCTCCAGTTCGTCGCCGCGACCGGCTACGGGGGCGATGACGGGGCGGCAATCCGCGGCCTGGGGATCGAGCGCGCTCCAGTGCCGGCGGCGTGGGAGGTGCCGAAAGAATGGGCAGCGCCGCTGGGGGACCAGCGTGGCCCCGGTAGCCCGCTCCCAGCGGCGCCCGTCCAGGCTACTCCCGATCCGTTCGGGACCCCGGGTGGGCCGGCGCCGGACCCTTCGGTGGCCCTGGCCGCCCAGGGGTCTACTGAGCCGGTCAGCACCTGGGACGTGCTCGACCTGGGCCCGTTCCTCGACGGCACCTATCAGCCGCCCCGGCCGGCGTTCCTGGCCCGGTCGGACGGGCAGCCCCTGTTCTACCCCGGCCTGACCCATTCGGTGTACGGCGAGACGGAATCGGCCAAGTCGTGGATCGTGCTGCTGGCCTGCGCTCAGGAAATCCGGGCCGGCCGGGCGGTGCTGTTCATCGACATGGAGTCGGACCCTGGTCAGACCGTGCATCGGCTGCGGCTGCTCGGATGTGCCCCGGCGGCGATCCGGGCGTTATTCCGGTACGTGCGGCCTTGGGCCAGGCCGAGTACTCAGGAAGATGTCGACGCCTGGTTCGGCCGGACACTGAACCAGCCCTACTCGCTGGCGGTCATCGACGCCATGTCCGGTGCCCTGTCGCTGTACGGGCTCAAGTCCAAGGATGACGACGACATCACGACGTTCTACCGCACCATGCCGGAGCTGATCGTCCAGCGCACCGGTGCCGCGGTGGTGGTGGTCGATCACGTGATCAAGGACAGGGAGACCCGGGGCCGCTGGCCTAGCGGATCCGAGCGCAAGGTCTCGGCCCTGACCGGCGCCGCGTTCTCTGTGCGGCGCTCTGAGCCGTTCGGGGAGGGCAAGCGGGGGCAGGCCGAGATCTGGATCGCCAAGGACCGTGCCGGCGGCCTGCGGGGGCTGGCGGGGCCGTCCGACAAGGACGGGATGCAGCAGATCGGGGTGTTCATCCTGGACTCGTCGATTCCCGCGGTGTTTACGTGCCAGGTAGATCCCCCGCCGGTGGATGAGGACGCGCAGGAGGACCCGCGCTCAGTGATGGCCACCGCGATCACGCGCTACCTCCGTAGTTACTCTCGGTCAACAGTTCGGAGTATCCGGGAGGCCGTTCCGGGGCGGTCGGAAGCGATCGGCGCGGTACTGACGGACATGGTCGAGACCGGCCTGGTGATCGTGGAAACGGTCGGTAGAGCTCACCTGCACAGCCTGAGCGATCCTCTGGCTATCGACGATATGTCTGATATGTCAGTAGGTAGTGGTTCCGTGGTTCCTATGGTTCCGGATGGTTCCTAGGTTCTGTGGAACCACGCCCGTCTATGGTTCCCGATGTGTGGTCCCCTCTAAGGGGCCACACACGGGGGACCATACGGGCTGCAAGATCAACTCATAGCGGTGGTACCGAGAGACGGGAACAATAGAAATGATCGATGCAAATGCGGGTAGATCATTCGAGGTTCTGCGCGGTGGTCGATGGGTGCCCGTGATCGCTTGGAATCCTGGGGGACTCCCGATGGTGGCTGACGCTCGGTTGGGGAGGCTGGTCCCTCTCACAGAGTGTGACGGACTACGGGAAGCGCCGAGCCGGTTTCCGCTTGGTCCGCCCGCGGTGGCCTAGCGGTGGTCGCGAGCTGGACCAGCGACCCGGACGCTGCCGGACCGTGCAAGGCCGCCGGGGACGACGCGCGGCACCGGACGTACCTGGTCGACGATCAGGGCTGGTGCCGCAAGTGCCACTACGCCCGCAGACGTCACAGGAGCGCCACCAGCCGCACGGCGGTGGTCAAGCGGCTCTACGGCTGGGCCCAGGCCGAAGTAGACGCTCTGCGGGGCGTACAGCGCGGCCGGTGCGCGATCTGCCCCCGCAAGGTCGGGGTGGTGAAGCGCGGGGCGATGGATCACAACCACGCCATGGAACGGGCCGGCATCCCGGTGCGGTTCACGGTGCGCGGCATCCTGTGCAGCACCTGCAACCGATATTTGGGACATATCGCCGATAACCCGGACGTCGCCGTCAGGATGTTCTGGTACCTGATCGACCCGCCGGCGCCCCACGTGCTCGAGAAACTCGCCAGAACTGCACAGAACTCGCCAGATGGTGAGTTAAACTCGCCACCATGACGGTTGAGGTGAGTTACGGGCGGTCTTTTACCTGTTCCACCTGCAATAACACGTCCCCGGCGGCGAGTTCCGGACCGCTCCCGAAACGTTGTGACAGTTGCATCGTCGCAGGTGGGGGGCGACCTAAGCGTCGAACGCACAGTTCCGGAACTGTCCAGAACTCGCCAGAACGCCTCGGAACTGTCCAGACCCCCACCCGAACTCACCCACGCAAGGGTCCGCGTAGTTCGTCGCCATCATCGGTGCAGGCTCAGGAGAAGGTCACCAGGGCGTTGTCGATGCGCCGTGACGGGCACACCTGGGAGCAGATCGCCGCCGAGTGCGGCTACGCCAGCCGGGGCGCGGCGTTCACCGCGGCCAAGCACGAGATGGCGCTGCGACAGGATCAGATCAACGAGACGATCGACCAGTTGCGTGCCACCGAGCTGGAGCGGCTCGAGCACTACTCCGCCGAGGCGCTCGCCGTGCTCCAGCGTGAACAGCCGGTGTTCGCCGTCGACGGATCGCCTGCGATCGGCCCGGACGGCAAGCCGCTAAGTCAGCGAGTCGACGCCACGTCCTTGCAGGCGATCGACCGGCTGGTGAAGGTGAGCGAGTCCCGGCGCAAGCTGCTCGGCCTGGACGCCGCGACCAAGTCCGAGGTGTCCAGCCAAGTGGCGTTCACCGTCCAGGGAATCGCTGAAGGGGATATGCCGTGATCCACACCGATGTCACCGTTCGCAAGGTCGAGGGCCGGTACGTCATCGACTGGGTACAAGGCAAGCCGATGACCGGCGATCAGGTGCTGATGTCGGCCGAGTTGTTCGAGAAGTCGATCGCGGCGCTGAACGGATCCGGACCGTGGCCCAGCACCAGGGAAGCGCTCGGGCTCGCGACGGCCCCGTTCCTCGGTGAGGGCGCCTGGGCAACGACTTACCCGGGGCATGCGCCAGAGGTCACGATCGGAGCATGCCGGCCCACCGCACCGTGTCCGGCCTGCCGCCAGCGCCTGGCGGAGACTGACGGCGAGTTCCGGACGAAACACACACCAACCGAGGACGGATCCTGATGAATGACACCGAGACGATCTGGCATCACCAGACGACCGAGCTCGCGCCGGTCGACCCGCACCGCCACCGCAACGCCGCGTTGTCCGCGTTCTACGGCGGGTGCGGAGTGCTCGGCCTGGTGATCGGGGTGACCGTGGCCGAGCTGCACGCGGCGCCGGCACTGATCCCGCCCGCGGCGGTGGCCAGCCATGGCGTCAGCGGTCCGCTCAGCACGACATCTACGCCGACGCCCAGCGCGGCGGCCAAGGCCCGGACGCTTACCAGCCGCGTGGTGGTCACCAAGGCCCCGGTCCAGGCCCGCAGCGCCCGGGTGGTGGTCGACGACCCGACCACGGACGCGCCCACCGAGACGCCGACCGCCGAGCCGACCGCCGAGCCGACCGCCGAGCCGACCGTGGACACACCCCGGATGACCGCGACCAAGTCCGGGCCTCAGGGCATGCCGACCGCTTCACCGACGCCCCCGCCGTCCGAATCGCCCCGGCCGCCGGTGTGAAGTTCACCGATCCCACGGGAGACACGCTGCATCTGTGGGAGGACGCCGAGCTGGGGACGCACATGGCGATTGAAACGGTAGACCTGGCGGTCCCGCTGGCCGTCGTGGCGCTGACCCCTGCTCAGTGCCGGGAACTCGGCGTTGAACTGATGAGGATCGCGGACCAGTGATCGGCGTTCCGCTGACGCACAACTACTCGCCCCATGGCGGTTGCAGGGAAGCGTTCACCAGCCGGGCGCCGGAGATTCTGCTGTCCGGCCCGGCCGGTACCGGCAAGTCGCGAGCGCTCCTCGAGCGCCTGCTGGTGATGGCGCTGCGCTACCCAGGTATGCGCGGGCTGATCGTGCGAAAGACGCTGGCCAGCCTCGGTTCTACTGCCCTGGTCACCTGGCGCGAGCACGTGGCCACCCAGGCGATCGCGGGCGGGGTGATGAACTACTACGGCGGCTCGGCCGAAGAACCGCCGCAGTACCGGTTCAGCAACGGCTCGCGCATCATGGTCGGTGGGATGGACAAGCCGACCCGGATCATGTCCTCGGAGTACGACGTCGTCTACGTCCAGGAAGCGATCGAGCTCACCGAAACCGACTGGGAGTCAATCACTACCCGGCTGCGCAACGGCAAGATCCCCTATCAGCAGATCATCGCCGACACGAACCCTGACGTCCCCACGCACTGGCTGAAACAGCGCTGCGACAAAGGATCGACCACGCTGATTGAATCCCGGCACGAAGACAATCCGACCTTGATGGACTCGGCCGGGGTGAAGACTGACGCCGGTCAGGCCTACCTGAGCAAGCTCGACGCCCTGACCGGCGTCCGGCACCAGCGGCTGCGGAAAGGCTTATGGGTCGCCGCCGAGGGCATGATCTATGAGGACTACGACCCAGCCGTCCACCTGATCGACCGGTTCCGGGTCGGCCGCGACTGGCAGCGCTACTGGGCGATCGATTTCGGTTTCACGAATCCGTTCGTCTGGCAGGACTGGGCGATCGATCCGGATGGCGCGGCCTACCTCACCGCCGAGATCTACCTGACCAAGACCACGAACGACCTGCACGCGGCGGCGATCCTCAAGCACGTCACCCGGCCGGGCCGGGGCGGCGGTAAGCCGGAGTGGCTCGAGAATCGCCCGACCGCGATCATCTGTGACCACGATGCCGAGGGCAGGGCAGTGCTTGAGCGCGAGCTCGGCATGAGCACGGTGCCGGCGCACAAGGCCGTGCTCGAGGGGATCCAGGCGTTCCAGCGAGCGCTACGCCCGGCCGGCAACGGCAAGCGGGGCATCTACATCATGCGAGACTCGCTGATCCACAAACGTGACCCTGACCTGGTCGACGCCAAGAAACCAACCTGCACCGCCGAAGAATTGCCCGGATACATCTGGGACGTCGGCGCCGGCAAGGCGCCGAAAGAACAGCCACTGAAAGTAGATGATCACGGATGCGACGCAGGCCGCTATTTCGTCGCCACCCGGACCCAGGGCCGTCCGCGGGTGCGCGTCATGTCCAGCCGATAGCGCTGCGCCAGACCTGGGCCGGCTCGGCCGCACGCTGGGCGATCCGCCAGGGCCTGGTCTCACTCGGCCTGCACACCGGCGGGTTCGCCGCGTTCGTGATCGCGGCGTTCCTGGTGTTCGTCCCGCTGGGGTTCGTGGTGCTCGGCGCTGCCCTGATCACGCTCGAGACTCTGACCAGACAGGATGCGCCGTGACCTTGACGCCGACCGCTATCGTGATCACGTGAAGTCACTGGGCCGGGGCGTGGCGCGAGTCGTCAACAAGTCCGCGGTGCCCTACGTCGCCCAGCGCGCCGACCGCCTCAGCCAGCTGTTCGCCCCGCCGGCGCCGATGCTGGGCGAGATGCGAGCGTTCGGTCAGGTCGGAACGCTGTTCGCCATCGTGAGCCGGTGCGCCAACGCCACCGCCCAGGTCGAATGGGAACTGTGGCGGAAAGCCAAGTCCGGGAAGAAAGAGGACCGGGTCCAGGTGACCAATCACCTGGCGCTAAACATCTGGAACAAGCCGAACCAGTTCTACACCCGGCAAGAGTTCGTGGAATCGACCGGCCAGCACCAGGAACTGACCGGGGAACAGTGGTGGATCGTCAGCCGTGACCCACGTAGCTCACTGCCGCTGGAACTGTGGCCGGTGCGGCCGGACAAGATGCGCCCTGTTCCGGACGCTGACGATTTTCTGGTCGGGTACGTCTATACCGGTCCCCAGGGTGAGCAAATTCCCCTGGAGAAGAACCAGGTAGTCATGCTGCGCGCGCCGGACCCGATGGACCCCTACCGTGGGATGGGCGCGGTACAGACAATCCTGCCTGACCTGCGGGCATCGAACATGGCCGCCCAGTACGTAGCGAATTTCTTCACCAACTCGGCCGAGCCGGGCGGCATCATCGAAGTGGACGAACGTCTCTCCGATGACGAGTTCGACGAGATGACTAAGCGCTGGCGCGAGCAGCATCAGGGCGTCAGTAACGCTCACCGTGTAGCGGTCATCGAAAAAGGCCACTGGGTCGACCGCAAATACACCATGAAAGACATGCAGTTCACCGAACTGCGCACAGCGACCAGCGAGATGATTCGCGAGGCTTTCGGTTTCCCGAAACCGTTGCTCGGCTCGGTCGATGACGTGAACCGGGCGAACGCCGTGGCCGCCGAATACGTGTTCTCCAAGTGGCTGATCGTCCCGCGGCTGGAGCGGATCAAGGGCGCGCTCAATAACGACTTCCTGCCGCTGTTCTATCCGCCGGGAGCGGTGCCTGACGTCGAATTCGACTACTGCTCGCCGGTAGAGGAAGACTCCGCCACCGAAGCAATGATGCGCAAGAATGCCGCCGACACCGCCAAGGTTTATATCGACCTGGGATTCAATGAGGCCCAGGTGCTGGAAATGCTCAACATCCCGGCGATGGATTTCAGTAAGCCGGAACCTCCTCCGCCGGCGGTGCTGCCGGCCACCGATCCCAGTGCCGAGCCCGGCGCCGATCCGCAGGCCCCACCGCCCGGGGCCGCATCGAACCGGGCCCGGCACTGGCCGACCGCGGCCAGTGCGCTGCCGGACGACCAGCACCCGGACCTGAGCGGCGTCCAGGAAAGCTGGGTCCGCCACCTGGAGGCCCTGATCGGGTCCTGGGTGGCGATCAGCGCGGCTCAGAAAGAGG